CAGCGCGGTCTTGAAGTCTCCGATCCAGATGTGGTCGTCGAAGATGCGCAGGGCATCCAGGCGGGTCTTGATCGGGGCCTTCGTGATCGGATCCAGGTGGACCAGCGTCAGCTCGTTCAAGTGCCGGTACTCCGGCCCAAACAGCGGGCCCAGGCGCCGGTGCCGATCGATCGCCGCGGCCCAGGCGCTGGCCTCCTCGTGCCAGCTGGCGGGCGCCACCTTGGCACCAGCCGGCACCGTGGCCTCCCACTCAACCCAGGCGGCCTCGCGAGCCGTGGCGTCCAGCCAGGCGTCGTGGGCCTTCGTGCCGGGCTTGGCAGTGGGCTCCTGCAGCTGCTTCTCGGTCGGCCGGTTCGGCAGGTGCTCGGGCTGCACCACGTAGCGCGAGGTGTAGAGCTCCGGCTCCAGTTTCAGGGTGTGGAGCATGTTGCCCTTGATGAACTCCTCCTTGTCCGCCTGAGGCTCGCGGTCGGGGCGGATGAACTCCCACCAGGCGTGGCCCAGCGTGCGGTCAAGCACCTTCTTGATCAGGCTGCTGTTCCAACCCCTCATCGCGTCGTAGGCCTCGCGGGGCAGGTTGGCGTAGACCGCCGACCCGGTGATCACCGGCACGGCAGGGGCGGCGCCGCCTTCCATGGTGATGCGGGTTTCGGCCATGGGCTTCATGGCCTCCAGGAGGTCGCTCATCGGAGGTCGTACATCAGGTGGGGCAGCACGTCGGCCGGGGGCGTTTCGAGCCACACACGGCGACCGTTGATGATCATGAAGCGGCGCTCGCGACTGTTGACGCGATATGGGGGCCGCGGCGGTGGGGGTGCCACCGGCGGACGGGGAGGGGCTTGAACCATGGGAAAACGGTGTTGCTGGTTGGGTTTGCCGGTATCGCCCGGCGTGAGGCCATCTTAACCTATTGCCCGCGTTCGCCGCGTAAAGCATCAACAAAAAGCAACCGAATCAGCTCCAGCCGGGAAGACAGGGACAGCACCGGCCGCCCCCATCGGAGGATGCGCCAGGCACGGCCGGGCAGGAGGCTCAGGTCTCGGATGGTGGGGTTCATGAGGGCAAAACGTAGATGGTGATCAGGGCGCCGGGGCGCTCGGTGCTGTCGCAGTAGCGTTTGATGCAGGGGCACGCCACGATCCTGCTGTCGTCGTACAGAAGGACCCCCGTCAGCGCGTCCTCAGTGGATCTCTGCAATTTCGAGCCGTCGGGCTTGACGCTGTGGAACCGCGGGGCGCGGGCCTTGAGGAACCCGCGGGCGCCGTAGTGGCCCTTGGGGCGGAGGAGCAGGAACTCGGAGGCCATCACGCACGGGGCGGTGATCAGCGGGCGGCTGCCCATCACCTCCAGCGCGGCGCTGGCCACCAGCTCCCGCCATGGCTTGACCCGCTTGCAGCTCTCGATCATCAGGGCCCGGCCCTGCCGATCGGTGCCCACCGGCCGCTTGCTGCCCTGCGGGGCCGGCGCCATCCCGATCACCTGCAGGTGGATGACCTCCACCGCTTCGGCAGTCAGCTGCGCCAGGTTTTGGATCAGGTTGCTGCTCATCGCTCAGGGGCGCACCGCGGCAGTCTGCCGGCAATCGCGGCCGCCGGCCAGCCAGCAGGCCTCCACCTGCAGCGCAGGGGCCGCCGAGGGGGTCACAGCCTGTTGCCCGCGATGGATCAGGCCACCGGGCAGCCAGGCAACACAAAGCGCGGCCACGAGGCCGATACGGAAGGGGGTCATGGGATCTGTCGGAAGGGTTCGCCGAGGCCCTTGCTGGCCTTGGCTCCCGCACCGTAGCGACCACCAGCAGATCCGCAAGTGATCACGGCAGCACAGGCCCGATCCGCAGGAACTGGTAGCCGGGGTTGGCGGAAGGGCCCGCCTTGTAGTCGACCAGGCCGGCCAACCGCAACCGCCGTAGCCGCGAGCTCAGGTAGCTGGGGGCCAGGCAGTCGAGGGCCAGCATCAGTTCGGTGGATGAGATGAGCCGGCAGGGCCGCTCGCGCAGCAGGCGATCAAGGGCCAGGCAGTCGATGATCACGCAGTCCCTGATGCCGCTGCGGTGGGCCAGCAGGTAGGCGATCAGATCGGCGGTGCGGGCCACCTTTCGACAGGGCTTCATGTCACCATCCGGGTCTGGTCGTTGGGCTCCGGGGCCACCGGCTCAGGCGCCGCTGCGGGGGGCTCCAGCAGGCCCCACCAGCTCAGCCACCGATCCAGCAGGGCGGAGGCCTTGCCCCGCTGTATCCCCATCGCCGTGCGGATCTCCGCTGCAGTGGAGACCATCCGGCTCGATCTGCTGACGTGCAACACGAACGCGGTCCGCCCCAGGTCCCGGTAGTCCACCGCCTGGACACTGGCACCCGCAGCCACAAACCGCCGGGGGCGGCCATCGCGTGGCGGGTCCGGTAGGTCCATCGCCTCCCACAGCTCCAGCAGCGCGGGGGTAACGGTGAGGCTGGCGACGCGGCGCCAGTCGGGATCAGTCATCGGTGGGGCCCTCCAGCTCGGCGGCGATGGCGAGGAGTTCTTCGCGCACGAGCAGGCGTTCGTCTTCCATGGCGGCCAGTTCGTATTCGCTGGGAAGGAATGCGGCGCGGGCGGGCGGCTCCGGCAGCACCAGGTCCACTGCGGCGCGGATCGCGGCGGCGCCAATAAGCCTCGTCAGCGCCGCTCGAATGGGATTGCCTCTGTTTGCACCACAGGCCTTCATCACCGCCTGGGCCTGTTCTTGTGGTGTCATTCGGGGTCTCCGGGGGTGGTGAAGCGTTCGGAATCACTTGGCATTGGTGGCGGATAAGTGGCGGGAAAGTAAAATGAACAGGTTAGTCAAGAGTAAAAACAGCCACGCTATAGTAACGGCTACCAGCACGATGATCAGCAAGAAAGCAAAGACAACCCTTGCGAGTTTTTCTGCTTTGATATTGGCCAGTAAATCCCTGTTTTTGATGTCGGATCTAAAGACCTCCCATGCTGCAGTGGCATAGCACACTCCAACGAAGATGTAGCCGGCAATCAGGTAGCTCATTGCTCGGGGTCTCCGGGGGTGGGGGTGGTGTACCTGCTGCCAGGCTGATCCGGCTCGTTGCTGCCGGAGCAGGGCAGCGCTGGATCAGTGGCATGGGGGCAGCGTTTGTTGCCGCAGTTGGGGCAAACCACCATCGTGGGGGGGAGGGGGCTGGGGGTGGTGGTAAGACGGGCCTGCGCGTTATTCCAGCGGCAGATTGCGCGGTGAATCGTGCCGCATTCTCTTGTAGCGGTGTGGTTGTTGTCACACCAGACACGCCAACGATCTCTGTAGTCCCAGTCAATACACCTAGCCGCTGCGCCACATCTTGCGCAGTTAGCGATGGCAGGCGTGGTGGCTACTTGTTTCGGCTTCATCCTCACACCCTCGCCAACGTAACCCGCTCAGGCTGCCCCTGATATTTCCCCTGGCGCTGCGCATACGTGGTATCGCAGGGGTCCCCCTCGAAGAACAGCAGCTGGCAAATACCCTCCTCCGCATAAATGCGGCAATCAGCACCGCTAGAATTGCTGAACTCAAGAGTTAAGTGTCCTTCCCAGGAATTGCCGGTCCACGAAGCCCTTCCGTTATGCCGCATCAAAAACACATGCGATGGCACTGTCAAGTCATAAACAAAACCGGCATAGGGCACCTTCGAGCAGTTTTTTGGCAGCATCTTAGAGGGACTTGTATTGCGCAATGAAAATCGACAGAGATACGAAGAAAATGTCCTGCCGTTTATGGTGTTTTGCTTTTGCCACATGGTCGCGTAATCCCCGATCTTTATGCAGATTTCCTGGAAGTCATCTGCAAGCCGCTTGCTCACAGATGTATAAGTCGAGGTCGCAAGGCATCCGTCAGAGTTCATCATGCCTTCACGTAAAAGCGCCAGCTGATCGGGTGGCAAGGTCGTGTATTCCCTTGGAATCCGCTTGTCATAAGCGCCTTTGTACTGCATAAGATACAAGCATGTTTCTTTGTGCTGAAACGAAAAGCCGTATTTAGACTCGTTGAACACCACCCCAAGCGCCGCCAGCACATCACGAAAATACGCACGCTTCTTCTCTTTGGTGACCACGGCAAGTTTGATGATGTAGTTTCCACGCTTGGCCGCGTAGGCGGAGCCATCGCCGAGCCAGCAGCCCAAAAACTTGAGCCAAGCATCTACCGGATAGTCGCGCTCGCCAATCCTGACGGTAGGCCCAATTCTTGAACCAACCCAATTCACCTCACGCGATAGATAGAGATTATGCTTACCAAACACGGATTCTGCCGCCATTCGCTCAAAATCAAACACCGGCAACGACTTTCGATGCACACCCCTAAGGCGCCCGCCGGGATACGATGAGCCGGACTCAACCCTTTTCTTTACGAACGATGCCCACATCTTGTGAGCCGGCGTCACAAGCTGGGAGATCTTTTTACTCTTAAAGGAGAGCATGTCACCATTGAAATAGTAGCGATGAAACTGCTGGATGGGCTGATAGACGGCGGCTCCATTTTCAAGGCACATCACATCCTCGCCAATTATGACGTCGGAAACTGGCTTCCACCCCGTTCGGCACAGCACCTCGGAATCACCAGAAAGACAGGCCTCCGCCGGGGTGGTATTCACGATGATGCCCAGGCGTGCATAGGTGCTCTTGCCCAGGCAGATCACGGTGATCGTGGGCGGCACCCGCAGCCGCTCCAGCGCCACCCCCAGGCCGTAGGAATGGGCCGGCAGGATGAAGTACTGGCCGTCTTCGTCG